CCCTTGTTACTTGTAGGTAATGATATTCCTAGTGATAACTTCATATTTACGAAGCAGTTTCACCATCAGATTCTCTGTAACCAATACCAACTCCAGAAGTAAGTTGTATAGCTGTAAATCTCATAAATAATGTCGTTCCAGCAGGAAGTGTTAATCCAACCAAAGAAGATTCACCACTCATATTAGCAACTGTAAGTGATGCTATAACTGATTCTACTGGGAACTGTACGCAGTAAAAGTCTTTACCTGTTAATGCTGTTGTAGTAAAGATTTCGTTTAAACCACCTTTCCCAAGCATCTCTCTTAATAGTGTATTGTCTGTATCAAATGTACTCATTTTTTTATTTTTTAATTGTTATATTCTAAATATTTTTATAATTGCTGCTACTGCTACACCATATATCACCCACATTGCTTTTACTAAAACCTTTCTCATTGCTGTGTTTCTATTTACTCTAGCTGTAACCCCAGTATCTGGATTTAATAACTTTTCAGTTAATCTATCTAACTTTGTATCTATGCTATCCATTTTCTCATTAATGGAGTTTATATCTTTCTTCATTGAAACTAATTCTTCTTTAGTAGTCATTAAAAAGCAGTTGTTTGTACAGTCAAATTTATATAAATTGATGATCCAGCACTAGCCTCCTTAACCATTGGAAATATAATATCTCCAGCAGATATAGAATCAGTAGTAATTGTTGATTCATTAAATCTAACTAACATATTATTATTATTAAGACCTGTTACTTCAATTTCATCAATTACAATAGGAGTGACTGCAGTTGCAATTCCTGCTACTGGTGTTATTTTACATATAGCTATAGTAATTACATTAGTTCCATTACTAGTAAGCCATCCACTTATAGAGGAAACTTTACCATTTTCTGGAACTATACAACCCTGTCCTATTCTAAAGAAAGCAGTTGGAGATAAACTTCCTGAAGAAACAACACTATTTCCATAATCAACAGCCATTTCAAAAGGAGATTTAGTGTCTGCTATATCTTCCCCATATTTATAGTTTGTTGCCCCAGTAACATATCCCTGCATCTTATAATTAGTAACACCCATAAGATATTTCTTTTGCCATACTAAATTACCGTCAGTATTAGTTGGAGAAGTACCAAGACTCTTAGTTAATACAGTGTCATTAGTAGCAGGTTCAAATCCTTTTGGATTATGCCTATTTATATCGCTTAAATTCTTATGTTCGTTTGCAGCCATTAATTTATTTTTTTAACATTCTGGACAAAAATCTCTCCAACTATTATAATTCCTTCTAGGTCTTGAGTATATACTATCGTACATTATTATACCATGATTCTTATATGTAGTTACATTACAAGGTGCATGAGCAGTATATGTAGGGTAATCAGCACTATTATCTTTATCATTTAAAAAACTTAACATATCTTGAAGGTATATCTCAGCCTTTCTATATGTATCTTGCTTATAAGCGTTTAATTCAGAAGGGTCAATAACAGTAGAGAACTCATCAATATTATGAACAATACCCATACTACTACTATTACTCTGAACTTCATTGATAACTTCAAATCTAGCAAACCAACATAAAGTTCTAATTAAGAAATCATCCATTAAAGTTTGATTAGCCTGTGTAAGACCACCAACTGTAGGGAAATCACCAACATTGTTCTGTGACTTTAATTCTTCATAAAACTTCTTTCCAATAGCAGTCTTTAAATGTGCTAATTCAGAAAGCAATATTGTATTAGTAGATATTAAAGCAGGGTCAGTATTAGCATTAGTAAAACTATTACTTATAACCTCTGCTGCAGTAGTTAGTGTCTTGTATTGATTTGTGTTTGCCATAGTTAGTCTTGTTTTTCAGTTACTGTTAAGTCTCCTGCATCATCATCTCCAACACCATCAGCATCATCATCTCTTGTTACTATTATCTGCTCTCTATCAGTTAAGAACATATCACCTTCCTCAAGCATTGGTAAATCTTCATCTAACATTCTTCTTTGCTCATTAATAGTAAGTACCTTAGCTGGATCAATCTGAGTAGCAAAGCTAATTGGTGGCTCATAATGTATTACTAAATCTTCAGGTAAAAAACCTAACTCCTTAAATAATACATCTTTAATTCCATCTAAAAGCATATCAGAAGTATCTTTAATTACAGTAGTCATAGCTAAATCATAAGCAATTCTAATCTCACTACCAGTATTATTCATTTTACCGCTTGACACTAAACCACTTAATGATGGCTGCCATCTATGTGCAGTAACGATATTTTGGTCTGTTATTCTCTGTAAGTCTATCCAACTACCTTCTTGATCATCTTTTATGATTGAAACATTAGCAGGAGAAGTATCTCCATTTTTTACTAAAAATAATATTTTGCCATTATTTCCTGCTCCAACAAATTTCTTTTGTGCTTGGTCAACTAACTTCTTTGCCTCTTCCTCTCCCATATCTCCACTAATCTCAACAATAGCAGATGGCTGGAAACCATTTTTAAATTTTGTGTGATTCCACTTACCAATTTCATAATCAACAGCAATATGCTCTAATGCAGCAACATAATCTGGCAACCCATAAAATGAGAAGGTAGGCTCGTAATCTTTAAATTGAAGTATAAATCTATTGCCTCTAACATCAGGATAAATAGGAATTATATTCAAATCATCTTTCATTGTATTGTACTTAGCCCAGTCAGGGTGTACATACGCTTCTTTCTTATTCTTAGACATTCTAACAGTAGTTGCATCTATATGATATAGATTTATCCCACCATCATATAAAACACCCTCTAAGTAAGAATTTCCAAAAGTATAATAGTCATCTGCTAGTTTCTTAAAAATCATTCTTAATGATTCTCCATCAGCATTAACATCTTTTATGAAATTTAAAACATCTTGATTACTACTAACGAATTTAGCTCCACTAGTAAAGATAGTCTTCTGAGCTAATACACTTCTATGAGTAGATGACTTTCTCTTTAATTCTGCTAAATACTGAGGAAATAAGTTGTTAGTACCGAATGGTATAAACTTAGTCCTAATCTTAGAAATGTCTTGAGGCTCTTCAATGTTCTGAGGTACAGATAAATTAAAAACCCCAAATTCAAAGGTACTACTCTTTTGAGTCTGAAGATTTGTTTTTGCTGTTCCCCTTACTTTCTTTTTTTGGCTCATCTTTAGTTTTTGTAGTTGATAATTTTTCTACTAATGTAGTCATTCCTAAATCTTCATATAGATATGCTAACTCTTCTTGTGAACTTAGTTTTAACACAATCGTTCTGCCTTCAACTAAAAGAACTGCATTATTCTTTATTTTGTATTTTGCCATTATTGTATAAATTTTTAAGTGTGATAAATCTACTATATTTTTGCCACAATCACACATATTTATAAAAAGATATTAATAGGGAAATGTTATAAACTTTTTACGAATCAAGTTCAACCTAAAAATATATCTTTAATTATTATGTTGTAGTTGCAGTTATTCCTGTGCCTGTAATTGCAATTACTCCAGGAGAAACATACTCTCTAGGCATTTCAAATTGTCTTGACATAAGACTAATTGTAATACCACTTTCATCAGAATAAGCAGCTCCTGTACCACCTTCAGCACTTGCAAAATTACCAAAAGTTTGATTTCTACTTTGATCTAAAGTATTGCTGTATTTTTCAGAAACTCCTAATACAAACGCTTTATCATTAGTATCTACTGCTATTATCATTAAACAAGAATTTAGTAAGTCTTGTATTACATTTGACTTATTTAATTCTAATTTAGGAAGCATAAAAGATAATCCACACTCAAAAGCAGTTGAACCATTTTCTTTAGTTGCATTTATAGTTAATGCAGGAGTTTCGTTTTTAAACTCATAAACACCCCAATCTGCATCTGTACCTCCATTATCTTTTATACTTGTTATCGTATGTACTCCTGCTGCTCCATACAATACTGTATCACCTGCAGTCCATGCTCTTAAAAGTATTCTTTTTATACCACCAGTTGCTTGTAAATCATCACAAACAATCGCTAAACCTGTATCTATTGCCATTTTATTTTATTTTTTTGATTTATTAAAAGTAATTAAGAGGAGGTTATTACACCTCCCCTATTATTACATTATTGTTATACTACTAAAATTCCCCATTGAACAAGAGAAGAGTACAAGTACTGTACACCTAACTTAAAGTAACCTCTGAAGTACATTTTTTCTTCTAAATCATCGTAAAATACTTTGAAAGATCCTTCTGGGTCAGTTACATCAGAACCAATAATTAAGTTTTCAACTGCTATATAACATACACCTTGATTTACATCAGCCCCTGTTGCTGCATCTTTAAATAAATCTGGATTAGTATCTGTTAAGATAGTGTCCCACTCATACATTGCTACTAATTCAACACCTCTAAAAGAAACTCTAGGTGAAGCATCTACTCTATTAACGATTGCTAAGTCAGCTCCTGTACCTTCAAGATTTTGTAAGTAAGCGTTATATAACTTAGGAGTTACAAACATTTTCTTATCTGCTGGTGCTACTTGCTGTAATGCTGCTGGCGCTCCA